CAAAACTTTCGTACTAGATTTGACATTATTGTCCCATCGAACCCAACGAAAATGGTAGTGAAAGATGTTGTTTTGAGTCGTGAGTGGATGTTGTTGGATGGAGGCACTGGCAAAAGAGCTGTCATCCCGTCCAAGCCTCGTCAGTGGTTACGGGCCCCAAGCAAGAAATCGCTCTTCCTTGGTGTCTGTGCCGTTTACTCCGCCTACAAGTTGTGGTGCGAAGTGAGACGTAGGTTGTCAGCCTATGCGGAAATCGGTCCGTATGCTGACGAGCATTCCCAACACGCTCTGAGATTCTTGCAACGTGTATTAATCTCGAGAACCAGGAAGGACAAAGCTATGCACTGGCACCTTCTCGATTCCTTGCTTCGTGTGGAGGCCAGGCGTCGGGACAACGGACATCCGATTGCGGGAGCAGTCCGGGATTCAGCGCGCAACGTGATTGATTCATCCATATCCTCTTTGGGTATGTCGAAATTCGAATTGTCACCAGCCGCGGTTTCCCTTAAGGCTGCGGGCCGTGTCGGAGACACCGTCCGGATGCATCATCAGCACTACGCTGTTGGAGACTTACACTCGCCCGTTAGAAATGACGAGGTGGGGCCCACAGATGTCATCGTGGGTATAGATGTGGATTATTACACCGATCCTCATCGTCTCCTAGCGAGTGGTCAACCTGCTGTCTTCTTCACCTTCAATCCCCAACGAGTCTCCGGGCTCGACGGTGATTGTACATTTCGTATCAACAACGACGAAATAACTTATGAGGTGAGTGGAGGCGCGGTCTGGACCCATAAAGTGTGGGACTGGTGTGTAGCAGGGGAGTTTTTGGAGTCTGTGGTGGAACCCGTGTCGGTTTTGGATAAGTTATTGTCCAAGGTCGGCTTGGAGAAGATCGTCTACCATAAGGTCGTCCACTCCCGTCCTTGGAATGAGCAGCCTGACCGAGTTCTGGTTTGGTGTCTGCCTGATTCGTCCTTGTGGCGTTTTGGGTGGCTGCCGAATACAGTCGGTGCGCGGAAGTTAAAGCGAGTTATCTACGGTGATCCAAAGAAGACGGCGTACAACCGGACCGTTTTCCAAAGTGGTGATGGAGAAGTTTTCACTTCGTTTGGTCGAAAGGGGGAGGACACTAGTGTCGTCCTGCCGATCAATCATTTCGAAGCGTTGAACGGACTGTCGACCCCACAATCGGTTCAAACCCGATTGCTTAATTTTGGATACACTGGAGAGAAGTTTGCGGTAACTAACACCCTCGTGTGCCAGTATTACCTCGGTACCGCTGCCAGCGGGCAAGTAGCGACTAGATTGTCGAAATCTGTGCCTGCGCCCCATTGGCCTTTAGGAGCTAAGTTGGATGTACCTGAACTGACCTGTCGATCATACGGGTCGCCGATCGTCGCGGATTGTAACATGATGCCGATGACGAAACGGTGGGAAACGCTCTCTGATTCATTGGAGAAGCGGGTAAGCTCTGTTGCGAACGGAGTTACCCCTCAAGCCCAGTTCCAGCGTCTAGCCAACGAGTTTGTATCGCTGGTGGTTCCGAACAACATAGCGTCGACTGGCGTCCCTCACTCTGTAGAGGACGCGGCGACGTTACTGTCTAAACCAAGTCAAGTATTGGCCGTAAAACGGGTATGGGAGACTCTTGATGTGCCGCATCGGAGATTGATTGAGGCGTTTGTTAAGAACGAACCAGTCATGAAAGCCGGTCGCATCGTCAGCACTTTCCCGGACGCCCGTTTCCTTCTCATGTTTTCGCGTTACACACTGATGTTCCGTGACCAAGT